GGGAGGCTCGGCGGCCTTTTTCGCATGGCCGCCAAGGCTGGCGATTTGGCGGCGGCGTTTGGCTGGCGTCTGGAGCCGTGCGGCTTGGCGGATGCCGGAATTTGCGCGGAGGCGACCACAAGAGACGACGCGGCCGGATCGGAGCTTCGCGCCACGGGCAAGGACTATGCCGCGGCACTGTGCATCCGAGCAGGCGCACTCACAGACCCACTGAGCGCCCCCGCCAGAATCAACGCCGGCATATTCGCGGACGGTGAGGCATCCGTAGGTGTGGCCGGTCTCGTCGATGGTGCCAGGGGGAAGCGGGATGGGTCGTGAGCTGCGCATAGTGTCCTTTCGAGCCGCGCGTGACGCCCGCGGCGATGGCCAGGTATCCAGCCTGGCAGCGCTCCGCCGATGCGGAGGCCGATGCGGCGAGGCACCGGCGAAGATCAATCGGCCACGATGGTTCCCCGCAGGTCCGGCGCTTGGACTGCCTCGCCGCCGCGCAAATAGGCTGCGCGATTTTGGCAGTATCTAGCTGCGTCGCGCGTCCGGTGCATACAGGGCGAGCTGTTGTTCCCGATGTGGCAGATTGGGTTGCTGGCGTAGAGTTTGCCGTCCAGAATATGCACGCCACAAGTCCACAATGTCATGGTCGTTCCCGCCGGCCTGCTGCTGATCTTGACCACGTGACCGTATTGGTGTTTCATCTTTTTTCTCCCGCTCGATGGATTCGAGCTACCTTAATTATACTTCAATGGGGCCGCTATGTCAAGAGAAAACTGTCGCTCAAGCGGAAACGCGCAAGACACTAGAGAGGGTCGGCGGCGGCGCGGTGGTAGTTGAGATCGAGGATCGCGACACCGGAAACGCCGGGCACGGTGGTGAGTGAAAGACTGATGACGGTCGAAGGGAAGGACCACTGATATTCGATGGTGCGGAACTCCTGGGCTCGCTCGGATTTCCAGGGGCGGCCGTACTTCTGGACGAGCAGGTCGACCAGCGACTGGAAGACGCGGCCGTTGCGATCCTGGGCATCGCGCGGGGCGAGGCCGACATTAGATAGTCCACCGTCCTTGAGGTTGAAGACGGCGCGCCACGGCTTGCCATCGAGGTCGATATCGACGCCAGGCGCGGTCGAGTGATCGGCCATCGGAACACGCACGATGTGGTCGGCGCCGAAGGCGTCGGCGATCTGGGCCTCGGTCATATACCACTTGGCCTTGGACCAGCCACCGGGGAGAAGAGCATATATAAGGATGGAAGTCGCGAGTCGCACAATTGATAGTGCGGCGCGTGGGCCGATCCTCTTATTTGTTTGGGAGTAGAAACAGGAAATTAGTGCAGGATCAGGCGAACAGTTTGAGACGTCCCCTCGTTCACTTCCTCCAGCTCGGCGGTGTGCATGCCGGGATCGACCACTACTCCGTCGCGCAGCCTGGTGAGCAGCCCCTGGCAGGCGAGTTCATACGTTTTTGTCAGCATCCGAATCTGGTTCGCCATAGCGATAATTGCTCCCACTTCAATTTGGGAGATTGCCGGTTCAGAGCTGGGATTGATGATGTGAATTCCAGTCTGCATTTTCACAAAGTACCGCTTCAGCGCGGCACGTTCGTGTTCCCTTAAGGGGGGGTGGAGGACCTTTTTTGCGGGGTGTGAGTTACCCCCTTACGGCGTTTCGCCAGTTCTTTCCGGGCCTGAATCAGCGCATCAAAGGTGACCAAATTGGACTGCACGGCGGGGATGGCATCCTTATCCCCGCTGTCCAGTATGGCCGCGAGCATGTTCAGCCATCGCTGTTTTTCGGCCGGTGTCGTGGGAGGCGGGGTGGGCGGTAACTCCCCGGACAACATAGAGATAAGATCGGCATGGCCGGTGTCGACGGCGATCGACTTCAGTGTCTCGATTCGGGCGCGGCTAGGGCTGCGGCCACTCTCATACCCTTGGATGGCGCCATAGGACATCTTGAACCGCTCAGCGAATTGCTGTTGCGTTAGCCCGAGGCGCTCGCGGAGAGTGCGGACAAAGTCCCCCATGAGATAGTTCTTGCCTGCGCGTCGCAATAAGACTTAAGCTTAAGCTTAAGTGCGACTCGACAACCTACTAGCCAATCATACCGCGCTGGTGACGCAGCCGGTGGCCTACGAAAAGGCCTGGTTGCTGGCTAACCCTGGTGTGTTCTCACAGGTTGCCAGACAACTGTCCAGATATCGCCATTGCTCCCGGCAATTCGTTCGGGAGGTGTACTGGGGCCGGCGGCGGTCGGCGCGAGTCGAAAGAGCGTTACGCCGGCTGCGGGCGCCTGGATTCGAACTCCGAAAGAAAGCCGCATGAACACCTCCGATTCCAAAGGTAAACCAGAAGCGGGGCAGAAAGCCACGTCCGAAGGCGAGGCGAAATTGGATATCACCGCGGCGCCGGGAGAGGTAAATGGCGCGTTATCGGGCATGCAGGCGGCGATCCGCGAAGCTCTGCGGGCGGACGTGAAGGAATCGAGACTTTCGCGCGCGGAGATCGCGATCGAGATCAGTTGGATGATGGGGCGGCCGATCAGCCTGGCGATGATCGACGCGTACATGTCGGAGACGAAAGCGGGGCACCGCTTCCCGGTGGAGTTATTGGCGGCGTGGGTAATGGTGCTGAAAAGCTCGCGGCTGGCGGAGGCGGTGTTCCGGCCGGCCCGGTTGTCTCTGGCGACGGCGGAGGACAGGGACTTCGCGGAACTGGGCAGGGCCGAGCTGCGGCGGAAGAAGCTCGCGGAAAAACTATGGGAGACAGTCTGATGCCGAACACCGCGAAGCTGACGCAAGAGCAGGCTGCCGAGCTAATGGAGCGATCGCGCCGATCGGTCCGGCGACGCGCGGACGAACTACAGCCGGTGGAAGGCGAGATCGCGCGCAACGGGAAGCCGGCGCCGGTATACGATGTGGCGCTGCTGCCGGCGGAAGCGCAGCGGCGGTGGGCGGCGACGCTCCATAGGAAAGTGGTCGAGCTGGTTCCGGCGGCCGTGGACGCGGGGCAATTGACGCTAGCGCTGACTGCGCCGGAGGGGCCGAACCTGAGCGCGAAAGACCGGGCGAAAGCGGAGCGGCGATACGACGCGATCGCGCCGGTGGTGGACGCGGAAAAGTACCCGGCGCTGCACGCGCAATATCCGCGGCAGAGCGCGCTCTACGCGTTTCTGGCTGGCCAGGCGACTGCGGCCGAGAAACACAAGGTATCGGTGCGCACGATACGGCGCTGGATCGAGCGCTGGCGGATGGGCGGGCTGCCGGGCCTGGTGCGCAAGGACCGCGCGGACAAGGGCGGGTCGAAGGTGATGACGGCGTCGGCGCGGGCACTGCTGTTGAAGCTCTCACTGCCACAGAAGGGCGTGTACGGCATTCTGCGCGTGGCGGACATGTGGCGCGTGTACGAGGAAGAGCGTGTGTGGCGGGACGCGCACGTCACGCGGCCGATGGGCGAATTCGAGCGCGACAAGTACGCGGAATACATCGATACGGAAGGGCGGTTGGCGCCAGCAGCGCAATTGCCGGCAGTGGCCTACAGGACTTTCTGCACATGGTTCCAGCGGATACCGGAGATGATCCGAACGCTGGGGCGCGAGGGCGAAGACGCCTACAGGGACTCGCAAGAGATCCTCTCACACAGGGATTACCTGAGCCTGGAGCCGATGGAGTACGTGGTGATGGATCACCGCGTACTGGACTTGTTCTGTATGGTGCGGGACGGGCGCGCGGGCTGGAAACTGGCGCGGCCGTGGCTGACGGCCGCGATCGACATGCGCACGCGGAAATGGCTCGGCTGGGCGATTGTGGAAACGCCATCAAGCGACTCGATCGCGGTGGTGCTGAAGAAAGTGTTTTTGAATTTCGGACTGCCGAAGGAACTGTACTGGGACAACGGCAAGGATTTTCGCTGCGAATGGTTCGAGGGGAAGGCGCGGAAGGCGCGCCAGGCGGAGCGGATCGCGGATCTCGATCCGACCTGGTGCGGGGTGCTAGGGACGCTGGGAATACGGGTGCGGCACGCGATCCCCTATAACGCGCGAGCGAAGCTGATCGAGGCGAATTTCAATCGCGTGTCGAACGTCGACCGAACGCTGCCGGAGTGGTGCGGACATAAGCCGGGCGCGCGTCCGGAGCATTATCCGGAGCTGGTGAAGCGGCATGAAGCGTTTGCGGCGGGGACGGCGGAGACGACGCCATTCCGGACGATCGAGGAGATTGGACGGCTGTACGACGCGGTGCTGAGGGATCTAAACGAGCGGCCGGTGGAAGGCGAGGGGATGCGCAAAGTGACTCCGCTCGGCCACGGCTGGAAGTGCCCGAACGAAGCGTGGGAAGACCAGATAGGGCGGGTGGAGCGGCGCAGCGTGCCGGCGGACGTGCTGCACATGTGCTTTGCGAAGCGGAAACAGATCACGGTGCAACACGGTGAGCTGCGGACAACGCACGATGGGCAGCCTTATTTCTATCGCATGTCGGACGGGACGCAGCGGCTGAATCTGCTGAACGGGAAAGTGGTGGACTACGCGTACGATCCGCTCGATATGGGCGAGGGCGCGGTGTACTACGAGGACCGATTCTTTGGGCTCGTGCATTGCGTGCAACTGCGGCATATGGGCGAGCAGGGGTTCGTGGAAGACGAGCGGGCGCGGCGCGCGGCGCGGCGCGAAGTGCGGAAAGCGATTCTGGCGGCGGTGGCGGCGGCACCGGGGATCTCGCTCGAAGAGCGATTGAACCGGAGGGCGGACGTGCTGCCGGACAGACCAGGTGCGGCGCGGGTGGAGATTCCGGTGGAGCTGCCGGCGGGCGTGGAAGCGGCCGCGGCGGCGGATCGGAAAGAGAAGAGTTTCGATTTTCGGGCGCCGGCGGATGCGGTGAACGCAACCGAAGCGGCGGCGCCGCAAGTGGACGAAGAGTTTCAGTTTTTTGGGAAATCATGACATACCACAACGATGAGCGGGTCCGTGGGCTGGGACTGGAAGGTGATGCGCGTTGCGATCTGCAGGGTCAACGCCTCGATACCGGGTCAGCGGCCGCAGTCAACTGCGGAAGCAAAGCACAAGTGCAGGGCCAGCAACCCACAACGGAGTAAATGCGGACCGGAAGACAGGGCGCCGACTGACAGGCGCCCTTATAAAGGGCAGCAGTCGATTTTAAGGGGGATGAAACATGCCGGTAAAAGGCTTGGTGTTCCTGGCGGAATTGCCGCCGGAAGAGTTGGATGTGCTGGTCGCGATCGCGGGCGAAGTGCGCCGCGCGCGGGCAATATACGGGGCGCTCCGATCGATGCAGGAGGGGCGCCTGGCAATCACCGATGCCGACCACGAATTGTGGGCGGAAACAACGAAAGGCGACACGGAGCGCGATGACCGGCTGGTGAGGGAGAAGGCGCTCCAGATCGCGGCCACGGCCGCCAGGTTCGTGCTGGATCTCTTGCCGCCGGCGAGGAAGGTGCGCTCATGACGACACAACTGGCGGAAGAGGTTGCGGACAGGTTGCGGGCGGACTATGCCGAATACATGCGGGCGCGGCCGGATCTGTTGCCGATCGACTTCGCGCAATACACGACGTTGAGCCAATCGACGGTGCGGAACTTTCTGAGCGGGCACTGTCCGGGCGGTAAGGAGGTTGTGAGCGAGATGCAGCGCGTGCTGCTGCTGGCGAAGGCGGGCGAGATCCTGATGCCGGGCGGCGCGACGGATGCGATGACGCTGACGGAAGACATGACGCGGCGGGTGCGGAGGGTGGCGCGGCGCGGGACGTTTTACGAAACGGAGACGGTGCGGAAGATTTGGGAAGTGCTGGACTACTGCGCGGAGCAGGGGACGATCGGCATGGTGGCGGCCGATTTCGGAGTGGGGAAAACGGAGGCGGTGAAAGAGTGGCGGCGGCGGCGGGCGGGGTCGATCGAGAGCATGACGTTCGAGTTCGATGAATTCTCGCGCTCGAACGTGGTGGACTTCGTGCTGATGCTGGCGCGGCAGTTCGGGCTATCCGTTCATGTGGGGCCGCAGCGCGGCGGCAGCTTGTTCCGCGAGCTGTGCGCGTTTCTGAACGCGAACCCATGCCTGCTGATCTTCGACCAGTGCGAGATGCTGCGGCCGAGGGTGTGCCAGGTGATCCGGCAGATGTGGGACCACACGCACGATTCCGGGGTGGGCGTGGTGATGTTGGCGGCGCCGATTCTGCTGCTGCGATTGCGGGGCGGGAAAGGGGCGGACCTGGGTGCGCTGACGTCGCGGATAGGGATCTGGGCGACGTTGAGCGGGCTGACGCGGGCGGAGATGGCGGCGGTAGCGAAGCAGGAGGGAATCGAGCAAGTGGACGCGGCGGGCTTCGACTTCTGGTACAAGGCCTGCGCGGGCTCGATGCGGCGGTTAATGCGGTCGCTCGATCTGCTGAAGGCGAAGCACGCGGGCAAGCCGGTGACGGAGAAGACGATCATCGGCGTGGCGGCGCACCTGTGGGGGATGAACGTGGAGGGATGCGTATGACGGAGAGCGCGGTGCGATTGACGCTGGGCGAGCAGATGGCGGCGCAAACGGTGCTGGGCTATCTCCGCTCGCTGCTGTTCGCCTCAGAGCGGGAGACCTTCATGCGCGCGGACGTGCTGGACCTGGTGGAGGCGGTGAAGACCGACCCCTTGTGGTTCGATGCCGGCGTGGCGGCAAAATTCGACGCAGTCGAGGAACAAGCGAACGCCACGATACAGGTGCAGGTGAACGCGGCCGGCGAGGCAGTGCTGAATTCGATCCTGCTCGCCATGGCGCGTGAAGCGAACGAGCCGGACGAGCCGAAGGAGCCACCATGCATTTCCTGACACCGGTGTTGCCGGGCGACACAGAGATGCTCTGGATATTGTACGCATTGACTGGCGGAGTGGTGGCGCTCTTCGAGGCCCTTTGCATGGCGGAGGACAGGGAGGCTGGAGCGTGGTCCGAGCTGCCCGAGTTGGCGGTGGACGTGGCGATCGTGGTGTCGCTGGCGTTGATCCTGGCACTGTGGCCGCTGGCGGTTGCCGGCTGGCTGGTGCGGTTGGCGCGCGGGTGGAGATTCTGAATGCGGACACGGAGGGCGGGTATGAGCCAATCGACGAGCGAGATTGAATCACGGCTACTGGCGACGGCGGGCGCGACGGAGATTCTGGGCGCTCTCGAGATTTTCGCGGAAGCGAACGATGCGGAGTTCGCGCTGGCATTCCGGTCGGATGGAACGATCGCGCTGACGGAAGCGGCCGGGGCGAAGGAGGCGGGCGCGCCGGAGCAGACGGAGGTTTGGGCGATTCAGTTCGAGACTTTCGAGGCAGCGTGGGATTACATCGTGGGCGGCGAGCAGCGGCCAGCGGCGTGAAGATGACGGGTTATGGCGACGGTGCGGGCGGAAATCGACGAGGCGGGGCAAGCGGCGACGGGGATGCGGGTTGGCAGGTCGGTGACCTGCCCCACCTTGCCGGAGACGGCGGCGATGGGCGCGCCGCGATTCGGCGGCGGGAACTACGCGATCGTCGCGCGTGGCGGGTGCGATATCTGCTTCGGATTCGGCGAAGTGCGGCGGCCCGATTGGAGCCTGCGTGTTTGCGGGTGCGCATACAGAGGGATCTTGCGGGCGTGCTGGGATCAAGAGCGGAAGGTGCGGGAATCGCTGGTTGCGGGCAGCGCGCTTCTTTTCATCGAGCCAGTTGCTGGCTACGGGTGGGCGTTGAACTACAAGACGATCGAGTATCGCGTGGACTTTGCGGGCGTGATCGAGCGGGTGTTGCCGCCGGCGGAGCGGCTGCTGTGGCGGCTGCATTGCGAAGAGGGCCGGCCGTGGTTCGAGTGCGGTCCGCGGCTGGGAATGAACCGGGGGAATTTCTTCCACGCCTTGTACCGGATGCAGGAGCGGTTGGGGCGCGGATTGCTGGAGGCGGGGCTGTATCCGCTCGCCAAGTATTTCGGGAGGTGAACGATGGAAAGGACGGGGACGAGGGAAACGACGGTCATGCGGTTGTACGCGGAGATTCGATGCGCGGAAGCGGACCTGATCCGGTATCGGGAGCGCGGCGCGCACGCGTACGCAGCGAAGGCGCGAGCGCGGCTGGTGCGCGCGCAGGAAGCACTGATGGTGCGAATCGCGGAGATGGTGAAGCGCGGGGAGCGGATGCCCGAGCATTTCGAGGCGATAGGGGGCAGCGATGGCGGCGATGAATCGATACGACGAGATGCGCGAGATGGCGGAGCGGCGGGAACAGGCGCAGGCCATGATGTGGCCGGGCGAATCGCAATGGACGCGCGAAGCAGGGGCGCGGCTGCTTCTTGCGCTTGACGCGCGGATCGAAGTGAAGCTGCGGGAGTTGCGGGAGAACACCGGCGACAAGATCGCCGGCGCCACAGGGGGGAGGCGCGCTAATGGGGCGACCGAGGAAAGGGACGGGGGCGGAACTGGCGACGGTGGAGGATTGCGAGCGGGCGATGGCGGAGTTGTTGGTTGCGATCGTCCAGATCGAGGTATTGGAAGCGCGGCACGGATTGCTAGTGGCGCAGGCATCGGCCGAGATCGAGCCCGAGATGAACGATGCGAAGGGGCGCAAGATCGAGGCGGAGCTGGCGCTGCGGAATTACTACTATGCGCACCTGGTGGAGATCGAAGCCAACGGCGCGAAGCATCTGCAGCTCGCGGGCGGAGTGATTGGGCGGCGTGACGATCCGCCGGCAATAAAGCCGCTGAACCGTAGCTGGAAGCTGGAAGACATCAAGCGGATGGTCCGGGCGGAGCACGGGCTGAAATACTTCCACGAGGCGAAAGAGCCGGAGCTGGATAAAGAGAAATTGAAGGAGCTGGACGCGGAAGCGTTGAAGAAGGTCGGATTGAAGACCGAGGCTGGAGAGACTTTTTACGCGGAGCCGACGCGCGCGCCGGCGAAGGGGTGACGACGATGATGTTGATAACGGTATTCCTGACGATGGCGGCGTGGCAACAGGGCGCGCCGGAGCGGGCGGCGAAGCGGATCGAGACGGCGCAATACTGCCGGGCGGTAGAGCAGCGCGACCGGGGGCGCGAGATGGAGCGGATAACGGCGCCGGTTGGCGGCGACGTGAAAGAGGCGCGGCTGATCCATGAGGTGATTCCGGCCTATCCGCCGGCGGCCAAGGAGCGCGGGCTGACGGGCGAGGTGACGATCACGGCCGAGATCAGCGCCGAAGGACGAGTGGAGCGGGCGCAAATCGTGATGGGCGCGCGGGCGTTCCGGAAGACGGCGCTCGGGGCGGTGCGGCAATGGCGGTACGAGCCAGCGACGCTCGACGGGCGGCCGGTCGCGGAAGAGCTGTGGATCACGCTGCGCTGGGTGGGAGGGGAGCGGTAATGGCGGCGGCGCCGTTCGCGGAATCGAAGGTTGAGCCGACGGCGCGGGAAGTGAAGCTGGCATGGCTGATCTGGGAACACGAAGGAAGGGAGCATCCGATTTCGATCGCGGAACTGACGGCGGCGACGGGATGGCCGATTCGCGAGATCAAGGCAATTGTGGAGCGGTTGGTGGTGACGCACCGGATGCGGATCGGCGGCCGGCGCGGGGAGCCAGGCGGGTACTTCATGGTGGTGGATTTGGAAGATCAGGCGGCGGCCGTGCGGCCGTATCGAAGGCAGATCTTCTCGATGTTCAGACGGTTGCGCGTGCTGATGGGCAAACACGCGCTGGCGGAACTATGCGGCCAGCTCGCAATGAGCGTGGACGCGGGGCTGGAGGCTCCGGGAGAGGGACAAAAGGAATGAGGATAGCGAGACAGGTGGACGGGAAGCTGCCGGCGCCGGAGAAGGGCGTGAGGCCGAACATGACGGGAGTGGCGTGCCGGCTGGTGCGGCCGGAGGATCTGCCGGAAGACGTCGTGAAGGGCCTGGAGTTCGGGCGCGGACAGCGGAAGGCATCGCCATACGACGCGCTGCTGCGGCAGTTGGCGGATTCGAAAGGGCAGTGGGCGCAATTCGACGATGCGCGGGCAAAGGCATCGGTTGGAGCGCGGTCGAAGAAGCTGGGCTATCGCGTCTCGTTCGCGGAGGCGAAGGGCAAGCTGTACGTGCGATTCGACGGACTGTTGGCGGACGATTTGCGCGGAACGCGGCGGGAGAAAGCGCTGGAGTTGCTGAAGACGGGGCCGAAGACGAAGCAGGAGATCGCATTCAAGATTCGCGAATCGGGCGATGCGACGTGCGATGCGATCATTGCCGAGCTGATCCTGGACCAATGCGTGAAGGATGGACTGGTGGTGGCGCGCGATGGGGGACGGTATGGATTGAGCCCGCGCGGGGCGACGGGGCGGCCGGCGTAGAGGGAGGGGGAGCGCGCCCGGCCTAGGACCGGCGACAAGATCGCCGGCGCTACCAAGACGGGCGCGCTCGCCACATCTTTATATGTATCGGACGGAGAAGGGGGAATGCCGGGAGGAACGGTTTCGGGAGCTGGATGCGGCGATTGCGTCCGAGGCCGAAGCGCTCCGGGAGCGGCAAGCGGCGGAGCGGCAGCGGTTGCTCGGGATAGGAAAGAAGCTGTGCTCAATCGCGGGATGCGAGCAGGTGGCGCGCTCGAAGGGGCTCTGCACGCGGCACTGGCAATATCAGCACAAGTATGGAAGCGCGGCGAGGGCGCCAGAGCCGAAGGAAGTCCGGAAATGCGCGGCGGAAGAGTGCAGTGAGCGAGCGCGCATAAAAGGCTGGTGTTACATCCACTACCAGCGCTGGCGGCGGCACGGAGACCCGGAGAAGCGCAAGGGCGGCGGGGTGAAATCGGAAGCGCGCTGCACGGTCTGCGGCGAGCCAGTATATGCGAAGGGATTGTGTTCGGTGCACTATCAGCGCGCCTGGGCGCGAGGCGGGGGAGGGATTTAAGATGGCGGGACCACGAGCGGGTTATAAGGCGCGGCTGATGCGGGCGGTACACGCGGAAGCGCGGCGGCGCGGGATGAGCCACGACGAGTTACGGGACATGTGCCACGCGACTTATGGCATACACTCGCTCTCGGAGATGACGGACAACAACTTATTCGAGATTTACCACGGCTGGACGGGGAAGACACTCAGACGCAGATGCAACTTACCGGCGCGCGGAGAGGCGGCTAAGTCGCGACCTGGCGAAGTAAGACTGGTGAGCGAGGACGAGTTGTGCGAGTTAGCGCAAGAGTTCGCGAAACGCGGGCTCGACGAGGCGCAGAGAGAAGCCTTTATAAGAAGGCAGTTAGAAGGCCGACCGGTAGTTAGAACGCGGCGGGAATTCTGCGCGGTGGTGGCGGGAGTGCGCGCGATGAATCGGAGAGGCGGGGGGGGGCCAGGCGCCGGACAAGCCACCGGTGACAAGATCACCGGCGCCACAAGGGAAGGAGCGGTGCGGTGACTAAAGGGATCGACGTGGCATTGTACGGGGCGGGGGTGCTGGCGCTCTATTTCGGCGGCCGGTATCTGCTGCCGAACTGGACGGAGATGGCGGACTGGATGGCGGCGCTGCTGATGAGCCTGGCGGCCGCGCGGCGGGCGGCGCGGGGGACGTATGCGCAGATGCGGAAGATGGACGCGCGGATGGTGGAGCGGGGAGAAAACGCCGGCGACAAGATCACCGGCGCCACGGGCCCGGATGGAGCACGGGCAGGCAGCGTCACGGGCGCCACCAGGCGGGAATAGTTGTTATGGAATGTTTTCATGAAAACATTCCGTAATATCCACGTTTCGGAATCGGGCGATGAGATAGAATAAGCCAGCGAATGGGGACGCACAAAATGGCGGGGCATTTTGGACGGCTCGCGGCGCTACTGGCGCTACTGGCGCTGACGTGGGCGGCGAGCGCGGCGGCGCCGGTGACCACGACAGTGGCTGGAACGGCGCGTAACGCGGCTGGGAAGCTCGCCACGGGGACGCTGACGATCACGCCATCGAATGCGTTCACCGCGGGCGACGGCACCGAGGTGGAACTGGCGGCGCTGAAGATCACGCTCGTGAATGGAGCGTTCGCGGTGGGCCTGGTGCCGACGGACACGAGCACGCCGGCGGCGACGTACACGGTGAGATGGCAGATCACGGGGGCGACGGAGCGAACGGAAACGTGGGCGGTGCCGACGACGACGAACGTGCTGGCGCCAAAAGACGTGGCGGTGACGCCGGCGGCCGGGGCACTCACGATGACATTGCAAGGGACGCTGGCGGGGATGCCGAGCGTATGCGCGGCGGGGCAGACGTACTTTGCGACGGACGCGGCGGCGGGCGCGAATTTGTATGGCTGCACGGCGGGCAACGTGTGGACGCTAGAGGGCGGCATTGAGAGTATCTACAACGGCGCGACGTTAGTGGGAGCGACGTCGGCCGTCGAGTTCGTCAGTGGGTTCGGCGTGACTCTCGCAATATCGCAAGCGGGGAGCAAAATAGAGGTCGAGCCGGCGGTGGACACAAGCGTGATGGAGACGATCGCGGCGGTGCAATCCGGTAATGCGCTGCTCTGCGCGACCGAGAGCGCATCGGCCACGACTTATACGTGTTCCATGTCGCCCGTTTTGACCGCCTATACTCCGGGGATGGTGATTAACTTCGTGTCCGATGTGAGCGGCGCCGGCGGAGCGACCACATTGAATATCGACACACTGGGAAGTCATTCTCTAAAGCAAGCGGATTGCGCGACTAACCCGACATCCTCCGACATTGTGGCGGGAGTGATGCGGCAGGTACGGTTCAGCGGCTTAGTGTGGTGCTTCATGGGACCGACGAACGCGGCGGTAAGTGGAGTGTCGAGTGTCTTTGGGCGCACGGGCGCGGTAGCGGCGGCGAGCGGCGACTACACGGCGGCACAAGTGACTTACGCCGCGGCGACAAATGCGAGCAACACATTCACGGCGGGGACGCAGGATTTCTCGGGCGCATCCCACACGCGGCCGGTGATCGTGGCGGCGACGACGGGAGCGTTGCCGGGGACGTGCGCGGCGGGTGAACTGGCGTTTGTTTCGGGGGCGACGGCAGGGCAGCAGATCTACGAATGTTCGGCGGCGAATACGTGGACGCAGCAGGTGGCGGGATCGGGCGGCGGAGGCGGAAGCGCGCCGGCGCCGGTGTTCGGGACGTATGCTAGTCGGGGAACGTGCATGAGTGCGAACGTCGGGCAATTGTTCCATGCCTCGGATGTGAGCAATAAGCACTGGGAATGCGATGGGGCGACGTGGCAACCGGTGGCGTTCGACATGCAGGTGGTCGAGCCTACGGCACTGACCTGGACGCCCGTGGTCGGCGCCGGCACAGACACTCCCACTATTGCCAACGTAGCCGGCGCAGTGCAACTGTCGGGAGTGAGAGCGAGCACAAACACCAACGTGTATAACTTCCTGGGTATGCTGACTCCGATTTCGATCTCGACGCCCTACACGATAGAGATCGCTTTCACGGTGGACGCAGACTTGGGTGGTTATGCCAGCTGCGCTTGGGGAGTCGCGAATGGGAACGCGGCAACATCGGCATTCTTTGGCCCGGTCTGGAACAACGGCTACGGAGGCAGCGCCAGCCTGACGATATGCGCTTCGCTCTTTAACAATTTCTGCGCCGGATATACCGGCGCCCCAGCCGCGCCGCGCGTTTTCGCGGAGCCCGTGATTCGTTCCGAGATGGTGGATGACGGGGTAAACCGCAATTGGTATCTGAACACCGGGTCGGGGTGGCAACTGCAATATTCGGCCAGTGACACGTTTCAGATTGCCTCTCCGACATACTTTGGGATCGGATGCCTGACTGGATCTCTTGGGGACCGGTTTCAGTTGACTCTATATCATGCGAGCGTGCATCACTGATGATGAGCGATGTGCCAGTGACGATTGCGAAGGGGGTGGCCGACTTCGGCGGCGTCGGGGTGCTCGCGATCGGGATGGGCATGCTCTACCGGCTGGCGGATAAGTGGGGCATGGCATTCATCGAAGCACAGCGCGAGCAGACCAGGGCTATGGTGCAACAGGCGTGCGCGGTGACACAGCTTGTGCAGATCAGCGAGAAATCGAGCGGGCAGCAAGGCGAGGTATTGATCGCGGTCCGGATGCTGGCGGACCGGATGGATGTGCAGCGGCAATGTTTGCAGATGATCGACCAGTTTGTCCGGGAGCGGGAAGGGGGCGCGGCGGCGCGCGAGAGACAGGGATGATTAGCGAGATGACGCAAGCGCGGCACGCGGAAGAGCGCGGGGCGATTCTGCACGCGCTGCAGCAGGACTACACGCACCGGATGACCAGCCTGCGGGTGCTCGGGCACGCGCTTTTTCTGACGGGTTGCGCGATCACGCCGGACGGACTGCGATACCACTTGTCGCTGCTGGAGGCGTCGGGGTATTTGCGGCTGTGGCGGCAGGAAGACATGCCGGGCTTCCGGACGGATCGCGAGATGGGCATAGATGGGGCCGAGATTGCGTTTGCCAAGTTGTTGCCGAAGGGGATGCAACTGATCGATGGCCAGATAGCGGCCGATCCGAGTGTGAGTTTTTGAGCCATGGCGCGGAAACCCAAGACGGACGAACTGAGCGAGGAAGCCAAGCGGATCATGTTGGCGGGATTCACGGCGGGGCGGACGGCGCTGTGGCTGATCGGCGCGGTGAAGGAGGCGACCGGGGAGGCGGTGTCGGAGCGGACGATGGCCCGGCGGGCGGCGGAATGGCGCGGGGCGCGGGACCAGTTCGAGCGCGCGAAAGATAACTTCCGAGCCATGAAGGAAGCGGGGCTCGATGGCGGACAGATGATCGAGGCACTGGCATTCGAGCAACTGCTGACCGACCCGACGAAGCTGACGGGGGCGGACCCGATCAAATTTCACGGCCTCGGGATTGAATCGAAGAAGGTGGCGTTGAAGGAGCGGGAAGTGGCGGCGAAGGAGCGGGCGCTGGCCATCGACGAGCGGCGGATAGCGATGGTGGAGGCGCGGGAAGCGCGGGCGGTTGCGGTGCTGGGCGTGGACAAGCCGGAGCTATCGGCGGAAGAGCGGCTGCGGGAGATTCGGGAGATTTATGGGCTGCGCAACTGAGGCGGCGGCAAAGGCCACCGGCGGCAAGACCGCCGGCGCTACCACGGACGGCCTACGGCCGGTTGGCAGGTCGGCGACCTGCCCCACTTGCGGGACGGATGTGATGGCGACGGGGTGGACGGAGCATGCGGCGATCACGCGGAGTTATATGCGGTTTCACGGGCGCGGCGCGGAATTGACGGAGACGGCGGCGGAATTGAAGAGGATGGCGTAGTGGCGGGAAGGGCCAGAGCGGGGGGAAAGGCCACCGGCGACAAGATCGCCGGCGCCACTGGGATCGCCGGCGCCACTGCGGCCGCGCCGTTGCGGGAAGCGTTGGGGGCGAACGGGCCGGTGGTGAAGCTGCTGGATTGGCAGAAGCAGTGGATCGAGGACGAGTACCGGTTCAAGTTCGTGGTGGGGGCATCGCAGAGCGCGGGGAAATCGTTCACCGGGTCGCTCGATATGGCGCTCGATCGAATGAAGGAGGGATCGGCGTCCGCGCAGCTCGGAATCATATTGAGCGCATCGCAGCCGCAATCGAACGAAGTCGTGGAAAAGGTGAAGATGCACGTTCGGGCGTGGAGCGTGGCGTTCGAGGACGGCTACTTCGCGGACACCAGCATGTTGGAGCGGAGGTTCGTGTTTCCGAACGGAAAGCGGCTGCTGGCGCTGGCATCGAATCCGGACACGGCGCGCGGATATTCAGGCGATTTGTTTCTCGACGAATTCGGGCGATCGCGCAATCAGAAGGAAGTGTGGGCGGCGGCGATGACGCGCGTGAGCCGCGGGTTCAAGATGCGCGTGGCGAGCACCTTGAACGGCACGACGAACAAGTTCGGCGAGATGGCGAAGATCCTGGGCCTGGCGGATGGGGCCGAGCCGGAAGCGCAGCCGGTGATCCGCGAGGCATGGCACGGATATTGGGTATCCGCGGAAATGGCGGTGCGGCAAGGCGCGCCAGTGGATCTCGAAGAGATGCGGCGGGCGATCGCCGACGACGACATATGGATGCAGGATTTCTGCAACGTGCCGATGGAGGACGGATCGCAGTACATCCCGTTATCGCTGGTGCTGGAGTGCGAATCGAGCGAGGCGACGATGGATTGGGACGGCCAGGCGCGGCCGGGCCTGAGCGCGGGCTACGACGTGGCGCGGAAGAGGGACGGATCGCTGATTATCCTGGGATACCCGGTGGGGCCGTTGCTGGTGATCTGCGGGGTGATCATCCTATCGCAGATGCGCTTCGAGCAGCAGAGGGAGATTTGCGCGCAGGTGGCGGAAGTGGTGACGGAATCGGGCGGCCGTTTCGCGATGGATGCGACGGGGCTGGGGATGCAGCTCGGGGAAGAGTTAAGCACGGGGTACACGGACGCGAGCGGCAAGCGGCGGCGGTTCGATTGCGTGGAGCCGGTAAACTTCTCCACATCGGTCGAATCGGGGTTGCTGGACGCGGAAAACAAACCGATGAAGGTTGGGGTGAAGGAACGGTTGGCGGGGATACTGAAGCGGCGGTGCGAGGATCGTATGATCTGGCTGCCGGAATCGGTGCAACTGCGGCGGGAGTTCCAGGCGGTGAAGCGGTACGTGGGGCCGACGGGGGCGGTGCGCTTGGACGCGCAGCGGACGGACAAGGGCGGCCACGCGGACTGGTTTTGGGCAGCGGCGCTGCTGTGCGGAGCGATGGAAGGGGCGGCGCGCTACCAATCGGTGGCGCAATGGGGCGCGGTGGGCGGGCGTCCGGTGGCGGCGGAATTGGCGGAGGCGGTGTTCTAGATGGCGCTGCTCTCATTGGGAATCGCGGGAGGACCGGCAAGAGCCACCGGCGACGAGATCGCCGGCGCCACAGGCAAGAGCGCGGGCGCCGCAGTGCCGGTAGCCGTGACGGGGCCGGTGGGGCCGGCGGCGCGGACGGCGCTCGATGGGTCGCAGCTTAAGCAAGTGCCGCCGGAGCCATCGATGGTCGAGATGGGGACTACCGGCACAGGGATCTTCGGGCAGGGCTACATACGCGAGCTGGGGGAATATAACGAGCTGTTTTCGGGCGGTCCGTTCACGGCGTATAAGACGTATGAGAAGATGCGGCGGTCGGATGCGCAAGTGTCTGCGACGCTGATGGCGATGAAAGCGCCGGTGCGCTGCGCGGAGTGGGCGGTGCAGCCCCCGGACGATGCCAGCCCCGACGAAAAGGACTGCGCAGAATTCATCGAGGATTGCCTGTTCGATGATTGCGACTTTGACCGCTCGCTCGAAAACCAGTTGCTCGCGCTCGATTTCGGTTCGGCGTGCCACGAGGACATATGGACGTCGACGAACGGGCAGATTCGCCTGGCGCGGATGGCGCCGCGGATGCCGCTGACGTTCTACACCTGGACGATCGACCAGAACGAAGATCTGCTCGAACTGGTGCAGCACGGATTCCACGGGGGGAGCTTCACATCGTATCCGCTGCCGGCGAATAAGATCGCGCTGTTCACGTTCCGGCGGGAGGGCTCGAACTTCGCGGGGCGGGCGATTCAACGCGAGATGTACCAGCACTGGTACACGAAATCGGCGCTGTACAAGATCGACGCGATGAGCCTGGAGCGGAACGGAATGGGCGTGCCATTCGGCGAGCTGGGGCCGGGGGCGAAGGTCGAGGACCGGAACGCGTTCGAGGCGTTTCTGAAAAGCGTGGCGGCGAGCCAGAGCGCGTACGTGATGTATCCGAGCGGCTACAAATTCGGACTGCAGGGAGTGGTGGGGCAGGTGCGGGACTGCAAGGAATCGATCCAACACCACAACATGCAGATTTCGATGGCCGCGTTGAACACGTTCATGCTGATGGGGCAAGGATCGCGCGGCGGGGGGAACCGGAGCCTGGGCGAGACGATGTCGGACTTCTTCTTTCTGAGCCTGCAATCGCTGGCCAACCAGGTGGGAGACGCGTACACGCGGAACACGATCGCGCGGCTGGCCTATTACAACTTCGGGGCGAAAGTGCGCGCGCCGAAGCTGGTGCCGCAGCAGATCATCGCGATGAAATTCGAGAGCGTGGTGGACGCGCTGTCGAAGCTGGGCCTGGCGCAAGTGCTGACGCCGGACCCGGATCTCGAGATGTGGGTGCGGCAGAAGATGGGCGCGCCGAAAGTGGAGCGGGCGGAAATCGTGAAGATCCGCCAGGCCGCGGTGACGATGGGGAAACAGCCGCGGAAGCCGGGGCAGGGGGCGGCCGGCGCGGCCGAGCCAGGGCAAGAGGGCGGGGCGCCTGGCGGGGGCAAGGAACCGGCCCAGAGCGCGAGCGCGGGCGGTCCTGGGAAGACCGGCGAAGGGCCGGAAAAGGGCGAGAAGGTGAAGGGGGCGGAGGACGGCTGGCGGCGGAGCGGGGCGGATCGGGATCTACCTCTGAAGCGCGAGCCGCGTGGGGCGGAACGGTGCATGTCGCTGTCGGAAATCGTTGGGGCGCTCGACAAGGGGCGCGACGATGTGGCGGCGGCGCTGCGTGCAGCGCGCGGGCGGGTGCAGGCGGAGATCGTCCACAAGGTGCTGAACCGGCCGGTGCGGCAGATGCACAGGGCCAGCGTGGAAGCGGATCCGAAACTGCTGGCGGAAGTGGCGGGGATACTGGACGGGGTAGCGCGGTTCGGGCACGGGCAAGTGGTGAAGGAAAGGGCGAAGCAGAGGGGCGGCGGGGCGGTTGAGGACGCGGCGAAGATCCGAGGCGGCGCGGCCGATGAGAGCGAACAAAGCCCGGCTACGCCGGGTTGGCAAGCTGAAGCATGCCCCACCAAGATTGTGGCGGCGCAGGATGCGATTGGGCTGTACGCGGACGGGGTGGTATCGCAGTACACGAACACGCTGGGGGCGCGGGCGGCGAATGCGGCGATCGACCGGAAGCGGAAGGGCGGGACGGACGGCGAGATTATCCAGGGGGTGCACGAGGATCTCGATGGGCAATCGGACAAGTGGATCGATAACGTGGCGGGGAAGGGGGCGAACGAGGCGTTCGCGGAAGGGCGCAGCGCGGGGTTCGCGGAATTCGCCGACGAGATCGACCACTACATTCAATCGGCGCTGCTGGATCTGAATACGTGCGGGAACTGCGCGAACGCGGACGGGGCGGAAGCGGACACGGAAGACGAGCTGCCGGGCGCGCCAAATCCGGATTGCGATGGCGGGGATTTGTGCCGGTGCGTGATTGTGGCGGTGTTCAAGGACGAAGGGAGCAAAGCGGCATGACGGCGGAGATTTCGGACGAGAAGAACACCGGCGGCAAGACCGCCGGCGCTACCGAACTGACGCCGGCGGCGTCGTATGCGATCGCGCTGACGGCGGCGATGGCGCGGACGGGGCGGTTGCCGATCGCGCAGCTCGGGGTGCGATACAAGGGCAAGCAGCGGATCGAGATCACGCGCTCGATGCTGGCGGACGTGGTAAAGAACTTCCGCAAACGGGACACGGGCGAAGTGCCGATCGATTACGAGCACGCGATCGAGCTGGCGGCGGGATCGGGAGACGCGGTGCCGGCGGCGGGCTGGATCAAAGGAATCGACGACGGGCCGGATCCGGAAGGAATTTTGTGGGGCACGGTGCAATGGACGCCGAGGGCGGCGGGGATGATCGCGGCGGGCGAATACAAGTACGTTTCGCCGGTGATCGATCCGACGGTGCGGGACAACAAGACGGGGGAAGCGCAGGGCTGGACATTGTCGAGCGCGGCGCTGACGAACACGCCGGTGCTGCAAGGGATGCCGGCGCTGGTGCTGAGCGAACGCGGGTGGGATTTGGACGAGCAGGCAAGCCGCGGCGACGCGGGGAAAAAGGAGAAAGCGGTGAAAGTTTCGAAGGTGATCTTAACGGATCGCGTCGCCGGCACGGTGCGGGCGGTCCTGGACGATGGCACGGAAGCGCAGATCCAACTGGAGGGGCTGGAGGCTCCGCCGAAAGTGCTGCGATTGTCCGACGTGAAGCGCGATCCGACGTCGAAGGCTTATGACTTCGGATCGCTCGATGTGAGCGGCGAAGGGGTGCTGGTGGCGGGCGAAGTATTCCGCGCGCAGCAGACGCAGATGCTGCTGAGCGAGGCGATTAAGGCGGGGAAGATTCTGCCGTCGCAGCGCGACGCATACGAGAAGATGGCGCTGGGCGATCTCCAATCGCTGGTGGAATCGATGAAGCCGCAGATCGACATGGGGACGCGGGGAACGGCGGCCTCGGAAGGCGATGCGGCGGTGGGCGCGGGCGCGCAAGTGGCCGAGCTGGTGAGGGCGAAGATTACGGCGAGCAAGGGGAAGACGCCGGCAGCGGAAGCGCTGCGCCTGGTGCTCTCGGAGAACGTGGCGCTGGCGCGCGAATACGCGGCGGAAATGAACCGGAGGGGGCAATAGTTCCATGCCAAACTACTACTCTAGCTATCGATTCGAGGGCGTCGCGGGAGTGGGCCGCGGCCTGGCCCTGGTGGCGGGCGCGGCGGCGCTGGGGGCGAACCTGCCGGCGGCGGAAAACGCGGCGGGATTCGTGGGAATCACGACGGACTCGTTGACGACGGCGCAATGCGCTTACGCGACGCAGCCAACGGTGTCGCTGGTCCGTGGGGTGCGGATCCCGGCGATTGGCGCCGGGGTGATTACGCACGGGCATTGGGTGCGGATCGCCAACGCGGCCGGGCAATTCGAGGATTGCCAGACGCAGGTGGACGCGGCGCCGGGAACGGCGGCGGAGGTGAACGTGGTGGGCAAGGCGGAGACCGACTGCTCGGGAGCGGGCGCGCAGTTCTACCTGACCACGCAAGAATTCGTAGTGCAGACCGCCGCGAGTTAGCGGGCGGCGAGCGAGACAAAGAGGCCCGTAGGCGGCCCGGCGCGCGACCTGGATAGCGCGCGCCGGCGAAGAGCAAAGCGGCTATTGCCAGGATCTCCGGCGGAACGGGCCGCCGGAAGCCGCGGCTCACCGAGATAAGGAGAACATCACAGTGCCTTACGGGTTAATCCATATAGACGCGCCACTCTCGAACATCAGCCTTTGGGCGTTGGATCAAGGGGAGTCGGCAAAGAACATCATTCGCAAAATCCTGCCGCCGTTTCCGAGCGAGAAGCCATCGGACCTGATTTTTGTCTATGGCAACGAGATCTTTCTCAGCGAAAACGACGCGCGGGCATATGGCGCGGAAGCCAACCAGACGGACTGGACGGTTTCGACCGTGGCCTATAGCATCAGCAGCCATGCGCAGTCGACGAAGATCCCGCGCGAACGGGGCAACATGGCGGACGCTCCGCTGGACCTGCTGGCGGACAGCGTGACGACGCTGACGGTGAAATCGAGTCTGAATGAAGAGGTGACCGGCGCTGCCGCGCTAACGACGGCGATGACGAATGCCGGCTACGTGCTCGATCAATCGAAGAGCCCATGGAACACGTCGGACTTCGATCCCTATCGGTTCCTGAAGAGCGAAGTGGACCGGGTGAGCCTGCAGGGCGGAATCGACGTGAACGTGCTCATGATTGCGCCGCCGATCTGGACGGCGGTGAGAACGAACCCGAACGTGACCGGGCTGATCTCGGGCGCGCCGCAAGTGACGAACGCGATGGTTTCGCTCGCGCAATTCGCGGAGCTGCTGGGGATCGACGAAGTGATCGTCGGGCGGCGCAAATACGCGACGACGCTGAATGGGGCGAAGCAGTGGATCTGGGGGCAGAAGGCGATGTTGTTCCATCGGCCATCGAATCCGGGACTGCGGACGCCGGCGCTGGGATACACGCCGATCTGGACGAAGGCGCTGTCGACGGTAACGGGTCTCGCGAGCGTTCCGGGAATGGACGGCATGGGCGACTCGTTCGTGCAGCAATACTTCTGGGAGCCGGAGATCGCGGATTACGTCGTGGTGCACCGCAACTACGACCAGGAGATTTTCATGCCGCAACTGGGGTGCCTGTACACGGGCTGCGGCGGGACGGCGGGGGCCTAGGGAAAACGGGGGCGGTTGCCGACATGCTTCCGGCCTACGGCCGGTTGGCAGCCGCGGTGACCTGCCCCACTAAGGAGAGAAAACGACCATGAAAAACGACAGCAAGATTTCGATCATTCTGACGATGGCGGCGCTGATGGCGCTCGCGACAATTCCGATGGCGGCCCAAGTCACGCCTCCGCCCTATCTGTACACGAGTGCGTCGCTGACGGCGGCGAGCGCGTCCTGCCTGGCGACGAACTGTCTGGTGATGCCGGTGGTGACGGCGTCGGGGGCGGTGGAGATCCAGTTGGCGGGATCGTTCACAGGGACGGTGCAATTCGAAGGATCGGTGGACTCGACGAATTACATCGCGGTTCCGGCGATTCCGGTGGCGGGCGGGGCTGGGGTAACATCGGCGACGGCGGCCGGGATCTGGCAGGTGAATGTGGTGGGCATACGATCGCTGCGAGTGAGGGCCTCGGCCTATTCGGGGACGGCGATCGCGGCGACGATGGTGCGGACGAGCGCGCAGCCGATCGGCAATACGGTATCGCTGGCATCGGCGTTATCGGTCTCCTCGCTGACGTCGGCGGGCACAGTTGCCGGAGTGGCTGGCACGTTCTCGGGCGCGGTATCGGGCACCACGGGGACGTTCACGGGGGCGGTGACCTTTCCGCCAACGGCGGGGACCACGCCATCGATGGGGATCTGGGCGGCGGGATATGTGCCGAGCACGCTGACGAGCGGGACGGACACGACGGGGGTGGCGAATCAGCAATGGATCGCACCGGTGTGGGTGCCTGCGAACACGACGATCAATGGGGTATCGTACCTGATCGGAACGGTGGGCGGGACGGACCGCGCGATCGCGGCGCTGTATAACGCGGCCGGAACGACGCTGCTCGCCAACTCGACCACGGCGAGCGCAGGGACGGTGGTGGGCACTTTGGCTACTACGCAGGCGCTCGCCTTCACGACGCCCTATGCGGCGGTGGGGCCAGCGCTCTATTGGATCACGCTTCAGACCAACGGCACCACGGCGCACATCCGCACGGTGCCGCTAGGGACGGGGTTCACGGGGGTGCAGGCGGCGGGCGGGGCGACGCCGGCGGCGACGATTGCGAGCGTGCCGACGACGTTCACGGCGGCCTATGCGCCGGTGGCGGAGCTGTACTAGGGGCTTGCCATGGCGGTTTCACTTAGCACGGTTTCGCCGTCTTCCGGTCCCCCTGGGACGGCGATCACGCTGACGGGAGCTGGCTTCAGTGCCGGCTCCCAAGCGGCGTGCCCCGTATTGGTCCCAACTGCGTACGTGTCGGCGACGCAACTGATGGCGAACATTCCGGCGGACCTGGCGGGGGCCGATGGGACGACGACACAGATTGGGGTGTTTGTTTTAGGCGACGACGGATCTGTGTCGGGGGTTGTGCTGTTCGGGGTGGTCTTCGGCCCGGCGAAGCTGCAGAGCTGGACCACGATCGAGAAGGTAGTGGGCGAGATACCGGGATTCAAGCGCGGCTTCCGGATCGCGGACGATCAGATCACCAACTGGATCGAGACGATCGCGCAGAACGTGGCGGCGGAGCTGCTGCGGCGCGGGCTGAGCCTGAATCCGAGTGCGTGGCAGCAGCCGGGGACGAATGCGGAGCCGGATCCGGCGGACGTGCTCGAAACGATCAACCGGCTGGGCGCGGCGGCGTGCCTGGCGGCGGCGGTGGGAGCGCAATTCGGGCAGGGTGGGCAGGCGTGGTCGGTGACGAAGGATCTGGAGGGGCGATATCAGGACCAACTGCGCGCGCTGCGCGACGGCGATTGCGACAAGATGTTCAACCCGGCGGCGGCGACGGTGGACGTGCTGCCGCAGTTGGGGGCGTCGACCGGGGAGCGGCCGGCGTTCCGGAAGGACATGGTGTTCTGATGAGACGGATTGCGGCGATTCTGATTTTCTCGGGCGCGTGTTTCGGGCTGGACCTGACGCCGGTGGGCGCGCCCACGGGCGGGACATGCACGGTGATGGATAAGGGCGCCTATGTGATCTGCTACAAGGCGACCTGGCGCGAGCCGCAGTGGGTAGGCGAGCACCTGACGCCGGAGCAGATGCGGGCGCGGCGGGTGACGCGAAAGGACGATTTCCGGGCGGACCGGGAGCTGGCGCACGCCGACAGGGCGGAGCTGCCGGATTACGAAGACGGAGGGTACGATCGCGGCCACCAGGCGCCGGCGGCGGACTTCGCGTATTCGGCGGAGGCAATGAGCGCGAGTTTCTTGCTCTCGAATATGTGCCCGCAGACACCGCAATTGAATCGCGGGCCGTGGGCGCGCCTCGAGGCGGCGGTGCGACGGGCGGCGGAAGACGCCGATGTGTGGGTGTTCACGGGACCGGTGGTGTGGGTGGATGCGCCATATCTGAACGGACGGATCGCGATTCCGGATGGGTTCTGGAAGGTATGGGTGATCAAGGGCAAGGAATCGGCGATCGCATTCGGCTATGAGCTACCGAACGTGGATGCGCCTGGGCCATACACGGATTATCGGTTGCCGATCGGGTCGATCGAGAAGGCAACGGGGTTGCGATTCTTCCCGGCGCTGCGCGTGCTGAACGAGGAGCGGAAACCATGAGCGTCGTTGCGCGGCCCGCGATCTGGGGCCTGCTCGGGCGCATGGAGGCCGAGGCGCATCGCACGCTGAAAGGAACGACAAAAGTATGACAATCAAAATCACAGTCTCGGACGTAATGGGAAACGAAGCGTCCAAAACCATCCACGAGGTAGATTTACCGTCCGCCGATACGCCGGATGTTGCGGCGAAAATCGACGAGATGAACCCCAAGAACACGATCCAGGGATGCGTTCAATCGCTCGAAGCGTTCGTGCTGCGGGTTTTCGATGCGAAGATGTTCACGCTTCGCAAGCCAGGAACGTAAATGTACTTAAGTCTATAAATCCCATGATTATCATAATCGCGAATAGCGAGGCAATCGAGGCGCTCGGGACGGATCATCCAGCGACGCGGGGGCTGCACGAGGCGAGCTGCGCGGCGAAGCGATTGGCGTTCGTGGCGGAGGGGGCGGAAGGGGGCGGAGGGCGATCAAGATGGACATACTCAACGAGCAGAAGTTGAAGGATTCTCTGGTGGACCCGGCGCTGGACCGGATCGAGAAGGAAGTGATTCCGGAGCTCAAGGCGCAGGCGGATGCGATTCTGGCGGAGGCCTCGAACGTCCTGCACGGGACGCTGGTGGGATTGCAGGCGATGGCGGACGCGATCTGGGTGAACCTGGCCAAGTCAATCGCGGGATTGGACGGCTGGACGTTGACGGTGGAGATGCCGCCAATCGTGATACCGCCGGTGACAATACGCTTGAGGGGGCCCAAAACCGGCGCCGTGGGAAAGAAATAGATGCCCACCGCGAAGTTGCCGAAGGGATTTGAAGCGCCGCCGGGATCGGGATCGACGATGGGGGAGATGGCGGTGGCGGCGGTGGAATTGACGCCGGTGGAGGGGACCGCATTAGCGGATGAGATCCGCGAGGAGACGCCGCTGGAAGCGTTGAAGCGGCTGGCGAAGGGCGCACGGTAACCGGCCCGGCGAACCGGGAGGAGGGAGCACAAGAATGAGCACGGTAGTCAGCAAAGTGAAGGCGTTTCTGGAGACGGGGGAATCGGACGTGGTTAAAGCGGCCGAGTTCGTGGTGGGGAAGATCCTGCCGGATCTGGAAAAGATTTCCGGCGATGCGGCGACGATCCAAGGGATCGCCGGCCTGGCGGGACCGGCGGCCTCGGAAGCGGCGCAGGTAGCGCTGGCGCTATTGGCGTGGGCGATCAAGGTTATCGAGGCGGGGGCGGCGGCGTCGGCAGCGGGCGGCATCAACGTGACGCTCGACCAGGACGTGGTGACGGCGGTTAAGTCGGTGGCGGCGGCGATCAAGCCGGCGGCCAAGACGGCGTAGGGGGGATCGATGCATTGGACAATTCCAGCGTGGGCAACGGGGGCGGCGGCGGCGATCGTATTGTCGGCCGCGGCGCGGGCGTTACCCGTGCCCACGCAAGGCGGGAGCCGAGTGTATCTCTGGCTCTACAAGTTCGCGCAGAACCTGCTGGCGAACTTCGATAAGAACGCGGCGGCCGCGGGCACCAAGGAGTAGCGTGTTTCGTTTTCGATTGGAGGTCGCGGGCGAGGTTCAGATGGACAGAGGCATCGCCCGCTTCGCGGACGGACTGAGCGATTACAGGCCGCTGTGGCCGATCATCGAAGACGATTTCTATGCGCAGGTGAAGGATCAATTCAAGACGGAGGGGGAAGAAGGCGGGGCGAAGTGGGCGCCTTTGTCGCCGGACTACGCCGGCTACAAAGAGGCGCACTTTCCGGGGACGGCAATATTGGTGCGGACGGGGGATCTGCGGGCGTCGCTCACCAATCCAAACGATCCGAACACGGTGCGGATCGAGGAGCGGAAGACGCTGACGCTGGGATCGCGGATCGGGTATGCGATTTTCCACCAGACGGGGACGAAGAAAATGCCGGCCAGGCCGGAGATCCAATTGACGGAGGCGTTCAAGCGTACGACGATGCACCATGCGCAGCAATACCTGGTGCAGATGGCGAACCAGTTGGGATTCCGGAGCGGAATGCGGCCGAGCGACGTGGGCTGGCGAGAGAAGTGGGCGGGCTGGAAGGGATACCTGCCTGGGGAATAAGGCGGAGGGGATGATGAGCGACCAATTGGCGAAGAATTTTCGGCGCGGGGAATTCGCGTGCCAGTGCGGGTGCGGGTTCGCGGACATCTCGATGGAGCTGGTGGGCGAGCTGCAGCGGCTGCGGGATCACTTGGGAATCGGGATCTCGATATTGAGCGGCTGCCGGTGTGCGAAGCATAACGCGGCGGTGGGAGGGGCGGCGCACTCGCAACATGTTTTGGGGAGGGCGGCGGACATCCGGATCTGGAGCTTGAACGCGCGGCAGATGTACGCGGTGGCGGCGGGGCTGGTGGGCTTCGGCGGGCTAGGTGTGGACGATGAGCGCGGGTTCCTGCATGTGGACGTGCGGGTGGGACCGCAAGTGCGCTGGTGCTATCAGGGCGGGCGCGAGATTGCGTGGTTCGAGAATCCGGATCTGGAGCTTGAACGCGCGGCAGATGTACGCGGTGGCGGCGGGGCTGGTGGGCTTCGGCGGGCTAGGTGTGGACGATGAGCGCGGGTTCCTGCATGTGGACGTGCGGGTGGGACCGCAAG